GCTTACAGACATTCTTTGATTATTTTCCTATGTGGTTAAATTTTCATTGGTGGCAGAATAGTCAGAGAAATGTTTATTCGTTGCCTAAGAATTCTAAAATTTTAGATATAGGTGCAGGTAACAGTGCATTAGATCTGATGCTTCACAAATACTTACCGGATAGCGAATTTTATCTAGTAGACAGAAATAATTTTATTACACCTCATGAATCTCCACATTATCCCACAAAGGATAATCCATGTTGGCTTCATTCGTGGAGTATAGTCGAAGATGCTATACAATCTTCCAACATAGATAGAAGTAAATTCCATTTGTTAGACATCGACGATAGTTGGCCAGATGAAGTTGATATGATCACTTCTTACATGGCGTGGTGTATGCATTTTCCAAAAGATATGTATTGGACTCGTGTACTTAAAAGTTTGAAAAAGGGTGGCAGATTACTAATCGACATAAACATAGGATGGGAACAACAACTTATTGAAGAAATCAGTGATGAACTTAACTGCAGACACACCGTTATTACAAGTATCCCAATAAAACCAATTTTCAATCAACACATTTCAACAGTGCAGCCTAACAGAGATAATCTTAATATTGCTGCGTATCGTTGCTCTTGGATTAGAAATCGATGACAAACAGAAGTTTATGCAAGTTTGCTTGGTCGGCCATGACTAGCACTATGATAGACACTTTCCGACCTTGCTGTCGATTTCCGCTGAATCAAGATAATCAATATCCTACTACGGATGACATTCTTTCAAAAGGACAATCTGCATTTAACAATGATTTTTTGACAACTCTACGTCAAGATATGCTAGAAGGTAAACCTAGAGTAGAATGCAGCAAGTGTTATATAGAAGAACAGTCTAATGTTATAAGCATGAGACAAAAAGGTAATTTTCAATTTACCTCATCAGCCGTAGGAACAGGTTTTGAAAAATTAGAATTTTTAGAAATAAGTTTAGATAACCTGTGTAATTTAGAATGTAGGATGTGCAACAGTAGATTCAGCACTAAACTTAATAAAAGAGATGAATTGCTTAATCAAGAAGGGTTAGTGGAGTTTAAATCAAACACTGTCAAATATAAAACATTAGAATTAATGGATGTATTAGATCTACGAGATTTAAAAATGATTAAATTATTAGGGGGAGAACCCTTAATAAGCCCAAGTCTTGTAACATTTTTAGAAAAGATACCTAACCCAGAAAATGTTGAGATTTTAATTATTACTAACGCAACTACTATTCCTTCTCAATCAACACTAGATAAATTAAAAACTTTTAAGAGTGTTAGATTCGATTTCAGTATAGATGGGATCTATCAATATAATGATTATCAGCGGGTAGGTAGCAATTTCGAAACATTGATATCTAACTCATTATTTTTAGCAAACTATTTTCCTAACCAACACAGTGTTCATAGTGTTTTTAGTTCGTTGAACATATTAGGTCTAGATCAAAGTGTATCTTGGTTCGAGAAACACTTACCTTTCACATTATCTATAGATATTGTATCTAACAACATACTATCGCCTTTTCATTCACCGGATTGGTATAAAAATCTTATACTCGAAAAAATAAACGATTCAAATACTTTTAAGACATATGTAAAAAATCTTTTTGATTCAAAACACTGCTATGATTCAAAAAAATGGAATGAGTTTTTGAAATTCTGTAGAATCACAGACAACATCTACGACACAGATATAACCAAAATAAATCCTTTTTTAGCCAAAGCGATTCAAGATGTCAACGTTTGTTCGGACTGATGCGTTATATACATAGCAGACAATTATGTTTGCTTTAACAAAAAAGGAGATTTCACATGAAATCAGTATTAGCAATCGTAGCATCATTATTTGCAGTATCTGCTTTTGCACAAGCACCAGCGGCACCGGCTAAGAAAGAAGAGGCCAAACCAGCAGCAGCCGCACCAGCTGCTAAGAAGGACGAGAAAAAAGCAGAGCCTGCTAAAAGCGATAAAAAAGCAGAACCTGCTAAGAAGTAATCCAACTCGATCAGTTATTCTCACATTTGATGATTGTGAAGTCGAGTATGTGTTTGAAGATGCATTACATCGAGGTTACAGCAGACCAAAGTTAGAACAACTGGAGGAAGACAATCTTCCAGAACATATAAGATGGAGATTGTTTTTAGCGAGGCAATTGGCATTATTAAAGTACAAAGAAAAGTGGGCATGACCCACTTTTCTTTTGGTGAAATTATTTTAAAAAATCATTGACCTTGCTAAATAAACTACGCATAATACATATATGCGCAAGGCATACATTTTAAGGCAAAACAATAGGAGGCTAGATTAAAATGGCAACATTAGCAGAAATTCGTGCAAAACTTCAAGAAGCACAAAACAAATCCACAGGACAGTCCACCGGCGGTGGCGACAACGCAATTTACCCACATTGGAACATGCAAGAAGGCAAAGAAGCCGTAGTACGTTTCTTACCTGATGGTAATACAGATAACACATTCTTCTGGGTTGAACGTGCGATGATTAAATTAGAATTTGCCGGTATCAAAGGCGAAACTGATAGTCGCAAAGTTCAAGTACAAGTACCATGTGTTGAAATGTACAATGATGGTTCAGTATGTCCAATCCTTTCTGAAGTACGTGGCTGGTTCAAGGACAAGTCGCTGGAGGAAATGGGTCGTAAGTATTGGAAGAAACGTTCATACATCTTCCAAGGCTTTGTTGTAGAAGATGCACTCAAAGAAGAAAAACTTCCAGAAAACCCCATCCGTAGATTTATTATCGGTCCTCAGATCTATCAGTTGATCCGCGGTGCGTTAATGGACAGTGAAATCGAAGAACTACCAACTGATACATTGAGAGGTCTAGATTTCCGTATTGCAAAAACTTCTAAGGGTGGGTTCGCAGACTATTCTACTAGTAAGTGGAGCCGTAGAGAACGTGCTCTATCGGATGTCGAACAAGCAGCCATTGAAAAATATGGTTTGTTTAATCTGTCAGACTTCCTGCCTAAGAAACCAACAGATGTTGAACTCAAGGTCATGAAAGAAATGTTTGAAGCTTCTGTAGAAGGTGAAGCCTATGACATGGACCGTTGGGGTCAATACTTCAAACCAGCTGGTATGGGAGCCGCAACTGGTGATCCCAATAAGCCAGCGGCCACCGCACCTGTAGATGATGCAGATGACGAACCGGCACCAGCAGCCAAGGCAACGCCTGCGCCAGCGGCACAGCCTGAATCGGCTTCGAGTGATGGGGCCAGTCGTGCGCAAGATATTCTTGCCATGATTCGCAATCGTCAAAAACAATAATAAGTAACACGGCTCGGACCTCTAAGACATAGTTCTTACGTCCGAGTTCTTCATCATCATAGGAGAATAAAATGGCAGCATATAAGTTAGGAAAATTAAACAAAGTAAGTGAATCGATTTCTATCAATAGATATGATAATGGTTGGATGATTGAGATCGGTGGTCGAGACAAAAACGAAGAATGGAAGAATACTAAAACTCTTTGCAACTCGGAAGAGGAAGTTCTTGCGTTAATCAAAGAGTGGAACTCAAAGGAGTTAGATCAATAATGGCAAAAGCGTTTGACATTTCTAAATTTAGAAAGTCAATCACTAAGAATATCGAAGGACTTAGTATTGGCTTTAATGATCCCACAGATTGGGTGTCAACAGGCAACTATGCTCTAAATTATTTGATTAGCGGCGATTTCCATAAAGGTGTTCCGCTAGGTAAAGTCACTGTGTTTGCAGGAGAATCTGGTGCAGGAAAATCTTATATCTGTTCAGGTAATTTAGTACGTCACGCACAAGAACAAGGTATCTTTCCTATCTTAATCGACAGCGAAAATGCTTTAGATGAGGACTGGCTCAAAGCTTTAGGTGTAGATACATCTGAAGATAAACTGCTTAAATTGAACATGGCTATGATCGATGATGTTGCTAAAACTATCAATGAATTCATGACAGAGTATAAAGCCATGCCAGACGGCGATAAACCTAAAGTTTTGTTTATCATTGATTCTTTAGGTATGCTATTAACTCCCACAGACGTTAATCAATTCGAAGCAGGAGATTTAAAAGGTGATATGGGTAGAAAGCCTAAAGCTCTTACGGCGCTGGTTCGTAATTGTGTTAATATGTTCGGTAGTCATAACGTTGGCTTGATTGCAACTAATCATACCTACGCTAGTCAAGATATGTTTGATCCAGATGACAAGATCAGTGGTGGTCAAGGATTTATCTATGCATCCAGTATTGTCGTTGCTATGAAAAAATTAAAGTTAAAAGAAGACGATGATGGCAATAAAATTACCGAAGTACGTGGTATTCGTGCAGCCTGCAAGATCATGAAAACTCGCTATGCAAAACCGTTTGAATCAGTACAGGTCAAGATTCCTTATGAAACAGGTATGAATCCATACAGCGGATTAGTCGATCTTTTTGAAGCTAAAGGTCTTCTCAAGAAGGAAGGAAACAGCCTTGTACATGTTACTCAGGACGGAGAAATCATTAAACAATTCCGTAAAGCATGGGAGCGTAATGAAAACACAGGATTAGATCGCATCATGGCAGATGTTTCTAAAAGAGGCGAAATTGCCGTTTCCGGGATAACTACACAAGTTGTATCAGAAACGGAGACCTCTGAATGAAAGAAGATCTTATTGCCGACTTATGGTCAGTAGTCGTGGAGCACATTCCTGAAAAACAACGTGCAGACGTTGCCGCAGACTTCATAAACATGTTGCTTGATCATGGTATCAAAGACAGCACACTTGAAGGATTGCAAGGAATCGACCCATATCTCGACGATGCTATCGAATACGCTATCGATGGCGAGGAAATTGAAGAAGACGAAGATTATTACGAAGACGAGGATTAATTGAACTGGTACGATCGAGTTTCAAAGGATATTTCAAATATACCAGGTGCTGTGGCATATTTTGAGGCTGAATTATTAGCAGCCAAACAAGATGCCCGCATAGCGGGAAACATTGAAAAGGCATCGGCTGCGATGCCCGGCATCGTTGAAAACCGATTTAATCAACTTCAAGAAATCGAAGGTATTCTAGAATACCTTAATATTGAACTTCGTAGACTTCGTAGTCAACATTTTCGTAAATATCTTGAGAATTATCAACGAAGCCTCTCTTCTAGAGACTGTGAAAAGTTTGTAGAAGGCGAGGCCGATGTTGTAGACTTTGAAAAGATTATCAATGATTTTGCCTTGTTAAGGAAT